AAATGTAGTATAACGTTTTTTTTTCACACCCACACCCCTCTTTAGCACTTCTCTCACCTGAGTGCCAAACTCACACATTAAAATGAAACTGTTTTCTGAAAACATTTACATGTTATTTTTCCTTGACACTCTATCACCTAAACAGTATAATATAAATGTAAATAAGATAAAGGAAGTTGGTAAACAACATGATGAAATACACTATCTACTATTCAATTCCTGACGATATCTACTGCTACAAAATGAATGCAAAAGATGAGAAGCAACTAGTCAAGTTCTTGAAAATGCTAACAGATGAAAAAGCATATAATTTCAGAGTAGAGGTGATTAACTATGAACCATAAAAGCTGGAAACTAACATACGACCTATTAACAACTGATGGTGTTGAACAAATTGAAGCACAATTCATGTACTTTGAAACATGTATGATGACTGTTAAAAATCTAAGTAAACACTGCTCTATTGATAATATTCACATTTCTTTAATTAAATAAGGAGGTAAATTATGCTTTCAACATTCTCTCTCCTCATTTCACTGTTTATCCTATCAGTTACAATCTTTAAATAAGGAGTATTAAATTATGAACACAATACAATCATTATTTATTAATAGTTCAACCATTGTTGCTTATCTTTGTGTTTTGTCATTTTTACTACTAGTATTTATCGGGATTAATGCACTTTTATGGGCATTCATTACAACAGCATTTTCAGAAATTAAACTAATGATTATCAACAATAAAGATAGAAAGAAGGACAATTAAATGCCGAAAACATACAAAGTAAAGTGGTATGATTGGAACGCTGGTCATTACAATGAAAAAGAATGCAATAGCAAACAATTAAATCCACTATTTTCAAAATTAAATGCTAAGACTGGTATTTCAGATATTACAATTACAGAGGTAAACACCATTGAATTATACAAATGAGTTTCCTCAGTACTACTGCCCAATATGTGAAGTATACCAAATCTTTAACAAAAAAGAAAAAAACACATACAAATGTATGAAATGCCAAAAATACACACTTACAATCCAAAAACAATGAACCTATTGACAATAGGTTCTTTTTTTATTATAATTAGATTATAAAAATTAGTACAATATTAAAACATAATTAAGTAACACATGATGGTATGACTCATAATATTGTGCTACATTTTTATGTTTGTAGAAAGGAGTTTTAAAATGGAAATCAATTCAAAAGACGAATTAAATTCAACTTTAGATGAAATCATGTCACGTCTCTCAATGGTTGAACAATCTTCAACAGAGAAAAAAGAAGAAGATAAACCAAAAGAAGAAGACAAACCAAAAGAAGAAGAAACTGAAGTAGAATCAGTAGATGAAATTGAGAAACTTCTTAATGTTTAATATATAGAAAGGAAAAATAATTATGGAACCTATCGAAGGATCAGCTAAAACATTTAATTCAGGCAGTGACTTTGGAATGGAGAAACTTTCAAAATCCAATGAATTGAATGAATCAATGTCAATCGCACCTCAAGGGCGAGACGCTTACGAACAAAAGATTATGAATATTGGAGGAACTAACTAATGACAGATAAACTCGCTCAAGCGGTACAAAGCTCACTTATCACACACAACACCGAAACAGGTCATGCTTGGACTTTTGGCACAAACTGGACAAGCCAAGGAAAAGAATTTGAAACATATGTTAATAAATACCTTTTCCCTAAATTAAATGAAACACTAATCATTGAATCAATTCTAGGTAACCGTTTCAACTGGTTGGCTAAAGAAACTGATTTTATTGGTCAATATTCTGAAGAATACGTTATTCTTGACAGTGTACCTATCGAACTTGATTTGTCTAAGAATGCTGAACTTATGCTTAAACGAAATTATCCTAAAATGGCTACAAAACTTTATGGTCAAGGTATTCTTAAGAAACTTAAATTCACACTTAACAACAACGATACACGATTGAATTTCCTTACAATCGGTGATGCTATTACTTACGCTGTTTCAGTTTACCGCAAGAAAATCACAGATATCAATGTGGCTGAAGAATCTGAAGTGAAAGCTATGCTTATCGACTATGGTATTCACCACGTAGCAGACAAGCGAACAGTAACAAGCATGGAAGAACTGTTTGAAACACTTTCAGAAGCAATCCTTAATCTACAAAACAACAGTGCCAAACATAACGAAGCTTCTACTGCTTCTGGTGGCGCCCTTGGTCGTTTCACTACTAACACTAAATTATCAGATATGATTATCATCACAACTGATAAAGTAAAACGTTACCTCTTAAACACATTCCTAGCAAACACTTTCCACGCTGAGGGTATCGACCTATCTAAAATCATTATCTCGTTTGATGACTTGGGTGGTGCTTTCCGAACAACAGCAGACGTTCAAGTAACACAACCAATCCTTAACAAACTACAACTTTTCGGAGACTATCAAGTACAAGTCGGTGACACAATTCCTAAAGGATACGTATTTACATATGACGTTTCTGACGTTATTACCGAAAACCTAGAGGAAATCAAACCTGAATCAGACTTGTTTGCAATGGTTCTTGATGCTCGTGCTATCCGCTACAAACGTTACACTAAAGGAATGCTTAAACAACCATTCTACAACGGCGAATTTGACGAAGTAACATACTGGATCCACTACTATTCATTCAAAGCCATCTCACCATTTTATAACAAAGTTGTTATTCAAGGCGAATAAGCCTACTCGCATGGGTTCGCCCATGCTTTTATTTTAAAGAAAGGAGACACATGAGTCACTTCTATTCAAATATTGAACAGTCATTATCAGAGAAGGTTAAAATGAGAACTATTACTCAAAGAAATAACTTCTTTCAGTTCTTTAAAAATCGTTATATCGAATTTCTTCCGTCAGTTATTTCATACGAAGGATTAAATGATACAAATGTTTTAATTGACCCTATCCAATTGGAAGTATGGCTTAGACAAGGTTACGGGGTTGCTATTGGGCAAACCCAAAAAGGCACAATGATTTTAGGAACAGTCAACCAATCTAACACACTATCAAATATCCAAACATATGGTACACGACCGTTAACAGGCAATGATATTAACTTTTTCATCTCAAATAAAATCAAAGAGAAATTTTATAAAGAAATTACTTTTCATGATGGTTATGAGACTGGTAACTTTGTTGTTTTATGGAACAAACCAATTCAACTCACTAACGATTTTAACATTATTGAAACTTACAGCGAGCGTATAGCCGAAATTGCCATGTCACGCTTTAGCATTTACATGCAAGCTAAGATATCTACTGTTATTCGTGGTGAGGCAAATGACGAAGACGTTGAGCAAATCACACAAGACCTATACAACGGTGCCCCATTCATTAAAACAACTAAATTCTTTGACCCAGATGAGAGCATTTTATCAATTAACGAGGGGCAGGGGTTAATCAGTGCTCTACCTGAACTAAAACGAGAATACCAAAACAATATCGCTGAGCTTAATAACATTTTAGGTCTCACTTCTCTAGCTGTTGATAAAGAAAGCGGTGTTTCAAAATCTGAAGCCGAAAGCAATAAAGCTTATCAGAAAGCCAATGCTGGTATTTACTTGCAAGCTAGAAACGAAAAGTTAACACACTACAATGATAAGTATAAAACTAAATTGAAAGCAAGCTTTAGAGATGAAATAGCAAGCGAACTTTCAAGTCTTGAAAAAGTACAAATCCTTGATGGAGGTATTTAATGAAAACAACTACACGTTTGTATGATATTATTTATACAACATATAACAACATTTACAGCGACTTCTTGAGGGACAACCAAATTATTTATTACAACCCCGAATTACAATTCACACATAAAGTATTACAGTATGATGATGAGGTTAAAACCGTTTGCCGAAACACCATTTTTTATGGACTAGATTTTCTTGATGAGAAAACACGGGACGAGTTTGAAACGGAGTTCTTAGCCAAATTCTTAACACGCACCATTAAATTTCAAACCTATGAAACATTTAACTGGCGCTTAGCTAGCTTTATCCGTGGTATTAAAGACCTTATCAATGATTATTATGTTAACGGTAAGAAATACTTAAATAACAATGTCTATACTTATGGTAATTCCGCTACCACTTCGACTGGTTCCACAACTACCAGAGATAACAACCTCGCAGTAACACTACCACAAGATAATACAGATTTATCACTAGATAAAGAAACCTATGATTATGCTGACACAACAGCACATTCAAAGTCAAGGTCAAACAACACAAATGAAATGACTACTAATGACTTTAACAAGCAAGAAACTTTTGAAGTCGGGCGAATGAGAGAATTATATACATTTCATAATGACTTGTTTAATGACTTAGATAAAATTTTATTCTCACAAATCATGTAATGAAAGGAACACAAATGGAAAATATCAATTTTGAAGAAAACAAACCATACAACGCACCTCACTACCCATTTAGTCTTGAGGGACACTGGCAACCATGGTACGATGACCGCCGTGATTATAACACAAACGCACCATCATATTATGACTATTTGTCAAACTTTAACCACCTCATCAAGTGTGTTGTTGATTTTGTAAACGAATTAGCAAAACGAGACGTTAATACCGAAGACACTAACACTGTAGAACTCATTAAAAAAACTTCGTGGTTGGTAAATGATTTGAATGAGATTGTTTTAAAAGCCAATGTTAAAGTTTCAAAAATTGCTAACAATAAACTAACCGTTAAACCAGATGGTTTATATGTTGAAACAGCTAACATTGATGACTTAAAAAACCGTGTAGACACTTTAGAAAGAAACTTTAATACGTTACAAGAATCATTCAATAATCATATTAACGATTTCAACACTTTAAAAACTCGTGTAGACTTGCTTGATGGTGGTGGTTGGGCAACTAAAGAGCAATTGGAAGAACTACGTAAGATTATTGAAGCAAACCGAAAAGACTATGAAGAAGCCGACTCAGGATTAATGCTTATTATTGCGAACATCCAGAAACGTTTAGAAGCATTAGATGGAATCTCAGCTGAAATCGACACTTGGAATGAGAAAGTCAAGGTTTTAGAGGCTGAAACGCTAAACGTTAAGAACATTGCCACAATGGCTTCAACACTTGTGGGGGCTGTTTCAACATCAGGATACAGTCATACTACTGTTAGAACAACAAATATTGTCAATAGAAAGGATAGGTTTGACTGTTTATACAACTCATTTACCCAACGTATCAATGGACGTATCACACGTATTGAACGTATTGGTTTTGATTTTAGTGGTCTAACAACAAGTGGTGCAACAATCAACCCGGCAGACTGGTCTAAGTTAGGTGAGTTCACTAAAACAGAAATTCAAGGTAACTATGGGGGGTCACTATCAAACAACCTTCGAAGACAGATTAATAGATACGCTTTTCGTTACTATCAAAATTACTTCCACGACCCTGTTAACCACCTAATGTATCCCTGGGTTTTGCGTTTAGATTATGGTGAAGACGGTGTGTTCAGTGTTTGGTCTAAGAGTTTGAAATCAGTTTCAGCCGCTGGGGATATTGTTAAGCCCGTGACTGAAGAGGTTTACACTGTTATAACATGGTTAGACGATGACGGTAACGAGTATTTACCTAAATACAAACCAAATGGTGAACCTGAAGAACTATCTAAATGTGACCCAGTAATACCATATGATAATATTCCTGAATTATTCACCAATTTTAGAGCGGAATGTTGGGGTGGTGAAGGAACTGTTGTTAACGATAATGGTGTTTATTCAACAACAATAACAAGCGCTAACCAAGGCATGGTTACAAACATGTTTTCATCAACTGAATCTAAAATCATTGTGCGTTTGAAAGGGAATGTAACCGTTAAGAACGTTGGTGTACATGTTCAGTTTAATACCACTGGAGGAGCCACAACTAGTAAACTACTAACCACAATCACTGGTAAGACAACACTTGATGAAACCATTACTTTTAACCCGTCATCATTAGCTGCATCTGATGGCGCTCAACCGGATTCTTTCCAAATTATTATCAACTCCGTGAAGGTAGCACCATCAGACGACCCAACGGGTACTATCACTATCAATACTTGCTCAATTAAAGAAAGGGAATGATATGAAAGAAGAAGTTAAACAAGATAACGAAGGTATTACAATCATTGAACATGATGGAAAATTATATTTCTCAGATGAATTTAAGAATGGTAATTTAAACCATCCTTTAAACATCTCTTCATCAAACTAATTAATTATGATATAATATATTATAGGAGGATTTTAAAATATGGCAAAAAAATTCGTACGTGGTGTTACTGGTGTTGACAACATTGATAAATTTGACAAGTCACTAACAAACGTTAACGACATTATTTCAGATGGTCAAGACACTTACGTTCACACCAAGAAAGGAAAAGTTGAAAGTTATTTCAAATTAACTGATGGTTTAAAGCCTACAGTAGGATTTAACCTTAATGATAATATTCCTGAATTATTCACCAATTTTAGACAAAAATGTTGGGGTGGTGAAGGAACTGTTGTTAACGATAATGGTGTTTATTCAACAACAATAACAAGCGCTAACCAAGGCATGGTTACAAACATGTTTTCATCAACTGAATCTAAAATCATTGTGCGTTTGAAAGGGAATGTAACCGTTAAGAACGTTGGTGTACATGTTCAGTTTATTACAACTAAAGGAGTCACAACTAATAAACTACTAACAACAATCACTGGTAAGACAACACTTGATGAAACCATTACTTTTGACCCGTCATCATTAGCTGTATATAATGATGCTAAATCGGATTCATTTCAAATTATTATCAACTCTGTGAAAGTCGCACCATCAGACGACCCAACGGGTACTATCACTATTAACAATTGCTCCATCAAAGAAGTTGACTCCCTTCAATTAAAAGGAACATATGACTCAAACTTGCGTCAATTCCTAAACAACATTGCAAGTAATTTGGAAACACTATCGGCTGAAAGCAAACATAACAGCTTAACATTAACATCACCAAACGATAAGCAATATAGAGTACTGGTCAATGAAACTGGAGAGTTATATACTAAATTAATCTCATTTAACAAAGTGTTATATATGGGAAATTCGATCCTGGCTGGTGCTAATACGGATGGTACTCATGGACGTCCTTTCGGCTTAGGGGCAACAAGTAAAGAGCAATCACTTGAATACAAATTAAACAAACTACTTGGTATTTCAGAACAGGATAAATCAACATTGAAACATGATGCTGCATTCGAACAAAGTGAAAATGATTCAGATGCCCAACAATATATTAATACTTTGAGTGAGTGCATGACGGCTGACACTGATTTAGTTATTGTGCAAATTGCTGACAATGTGAATAACACGCTACGTCATCAAACATTCACGAATAACTTTGATGGGTTAATTAAAAAACTGCAATCAATCAACCCCCATGCAACAATATTACTAGCTGGTGCGTGGTATGACAGTTATCAATTAACTCAATGGCTTAGCAACTATGCTGATGAGCATGGACTATTATTCACTAATCTACGTGCGTTAAATCTTCCTAAGAATCAAACAAAAGAAGGATTGACACAAACATATGATGATGGAACGTCACGCCTAATCAAGAAAGAATGGGACACTCATCCGGGTGATGCTGGTTACACTGTTATGGCCGAAGCCATTTACAACACACTAATAAACTAAAATAATAAGACTAGTTAATAGGCTAGTCTTTTTAGTTGCGTTTATTTATGGTATAATAGAAATGAGAAAGGAGTAAACACATGAAATTATCACAATTCACATTGTACAAGAACACTAATTTCACCGACATGCAAAATACTTTACATTTTAACTCAAACAGTGAGCGTGATAATTGGTTTACTAGTTATTTTACTGGTAATAATGTTATCAAGTTAACACACCCTTTTAATTTCCGTTATGATAGAGGTACATTAAAAGTGCCAATGGAAATGAATGATTTGCAAGGTTTTAACTATTGCAAGTTTATTGATGGGTTTGACGGTAAAACCTATTATGCTTTTATCGTTAAAACAACATATTTAAATGATAGGACAACCCAATTGGACTTGGTTATTGATGTTGTTATGACCTACACGCAAGGCACTGTTATAGAAAATCTTCAAAACGTGGAAGTTATCAGACAACACCTCCCAATGCAAGAACTGATTAACCGTGAAGAGTTCTTAAGGAGTAACAATGACACACTACCAACTTCTACCATGAGATTTGTTGACCCTAGGTCGTGGGTGGTTCAGAAAGAGGGAACAACACCTGAAGACTCAGTAGCTGGGGTTGATTTTAATGAAGTCATGTATATTATTCAAAGTGCTGTTGATTTAACGGCTGATTTTGGTTCTGAGGACAAACCAAAAATGACAACAGCTACGGGGGGTACCTATGATAGCATAACATCAGCTGTTAACCTATATTTAGTGGAGGCTAATAACCTTGATAAGCTTTTATCGAAGTTGTCTAATTACCCATGGATAACACAAAACTTTAAAACCATTGTTAAAGTGCCTAAAAGATTTTTAAAATTAGATGAACTCCTGCCCGTTGATGTTAAGGGAATTAACTTATATATGATGACAGCTGGAGCTATGACAAAAGACGTTGTTTTACCTTTTAACATTACAAAATCTAAAATTAAAGAAGCTATTCACCTTAAAGAACATGAAAACTACCTTATCAGAGATAATGTGATTAATTTTTATCTAACTGATTATCGTGGCAACCAACTTAATTTTGAAACAAATAAAATAACGGATAAGAACGATATTGTTGCTACTTGCGTTTTCGGAGCATTTAACGAGATTGACGTGTATTCACTTCAATACGGTCAACGCAGTGAAACTAAGAAACTTCATGGTTATTACCGTGACAATCAAATGAGCATCACAACGTTTGATAATGTTCCTGTTATGATTGATAACTACAAACTTAACAAGGCTAATACAGCTTATTCCCGTCAACTTGAAAATTCAAAAACTCTAAGCGGTCGTATTGAAACTATAACTAACCCTAATAGTTCAGTTAAAGACAGACTATTTAACGCTGTTTCAGTCTATTCAAATGTTTTCGCTGGTGGACTAGCTAGTGCGCCTGCTAAGGGAGCTGGATTGTTCGCTGATGAATATGAGTACTACAGAAGTCAAAAAGCACAAATGAACCAGTGGAAAATCTCACCACCGACTATTTCAGAAGGGTCATATTCAAACACTCCACTTTCTAAGAAAGGGGATTGGGGTATCTGGTTAAAAGTTTCTAAGATTAGTTATGGAGAGTTAGATTCACTACGACGCTATTATGGAAATTTTGGTCATGAGTCTATGACAAGTGACAATCAAATCTTTAATGTTAACTCGATGAGTAAAGCTAATTGGATTCAATTCAAAGGTAACTACTGGATTGATGATATTGATAGAGAATTATTTGACCAGTTAAAAACACTATTTGAAGGTGGTGTTCGTTTGTGGCATAGCTACGAAGCACTATCAACCCGTAGTGATATGAAAGATAATAATGTAATTGCATAAAAGGAGGAAAAAATATGGGAGCAAGTCAAGAACAAATTCAAACAGTTATGAGACAATCGGTGGGAAATGATTTTGGCATTTCAAGGGACACCATTTATAATACCTTTCCTAATATTCCAACAGGACGTTTTGCTTATCTGCTTAACGATGAACGAGGTGCTTTTGATAAAATATGTGATATTATTGAAAGCGAGGGTGTGTCACCAGCCGTTTGGGTTGCCTATGAATCATCAGAGGGTTATAATAGCGAGCTAGGTTGGTTGAATCACACTTACTGGCAAGGTGATGTTTATCAAGATGCTAGAGCAGTAGCTAAGTGGTTAAAGACCAGTGTTGGTAGCACACCAGCATGGGATGACCCTTACGGGGGTACAGTTGGTGTTGTCCCACCTGAAGTTATGGAAGCTGGTAATGCTGAATTTAACAGTTGGCCTGCTGGAACAATTGGTAAAACCTATACAGGTGGTACAGCAGCGGCAGCTTGGGGGATGTGGTACCCTGAAGCTCTTTCAGCTAGGGTAAATGGTGTACAAGACTACGGTAACCCACTTGAGCGAATGGCTGATTTGATCTTTAATGTATGGGGTGGTAAGGTTGATGGGGGGTCAGCTGGTGACCCAGCACCAAAACCAAACACCGAACAGAAAGTTGAAATTAAAGAAGATAATTCCGATAAACGAAAAGGAATGCTAGAAGCTCTAAATAAAATGTTTAATATGTTAAAAGATATGTTCAATCAAAACGTTTATACAGCTTCTGAACAATATATGTTTAACAAAGTTATTAAAATGACGAAGAACATGAATTTATGGCGAGTTCGTTTATCAGATGAGGCACTTGACGAGGTTAAGAAAACACTAGAAGATGCTATTAATACAGTATTAAAAGACAAAGTTACTGTTACAACAGGAACAAGTACTGGTGATGTTAAGCCCAACGATAACACACAAAATACACAAAACAAACCGTCTACCGATAGAATAACAAACGCTTTAAATACTATCGCTGGGTTTATTGGTGGTGGAATGCCCGGAGCTGACTTTGGAAGTGGTGACGGAAATGGAAACGTTGAAAGTCAATGTTATGCTCTTTCAGGTTACTTTGCTGGTTTGATGAGTGGTTATACTTGTGCGCTTTGTTATAGTGGTCAATTTCAAGCACTACCACAGGTCGGGGACGGTTTTAACGCTTACGCTTTGTGGAATGGATGGAATTGGAGCATAGCTGGAGCCCATACGCAAGGATATCAAGGAATAGCCATGCCCGCAAGAGATTTGAAAGTTGGTATGATTTTCTGTACAGCCGCTTGGCAAAACGGACCTACTGGTAATATAGACGGTGGTGGTAATGCCTATCTAACAACATATGGTATTGGTCACACTGGTGTTATCGAAAGTTTCACTGACACAACAGTTACAACACTTGAACAAAATGCCTATATTTCTGGTGGTTCGATTGCCCCACGACGAGTAGCAAGAATCACATATCCTAGAGACGCTTTTCTAAATACTGTAAGTGGTGTTGTTTGGTGGGATTAAACATATAGACGTGTTAAAGCACGTCTTTTTTATTTTAAATTATTATGATATAATATTATAAGAAAGGAGGACTATACATATGAGTACACTAATGCAGTACTTACTTGCTTGTAATATTTTAGACATAGTTACGGGTTTTATCAAGGCTTACGACCAGAAGAACGTTTCAAGCAAGAAAATGAAACATGGGGCGCTTGCCAAGGTCACAATTTGGTGTGTTGTTGTTGTTTCCATTATTTTAAGTGCTTATCTTGGTACAGATTTAACAACTTACATTGTTGGCTACTATTTAATTATGGAAATTGTTTCCATTCTTGAAAATGCTAGCGTGTTTGTTCCCGTACCTGATAAGATTAAGAACATGTTAAACAACGAACAAATTGAAAAAGTTAATAAAGAAACAGTGATCAACATTGACCCTGAAATTTTAAAAATGATAAAGGAGAAGAAACATGAGTGAAATTAATTTTAATGTAACAGATAAGTCATACCCTTACGATTGTTTGTACTTTGATACTAATTATGGTTATCGTGCTTGTTTGAATGGAAAACGTCTAGATATTGCTGACATTAAAACCGTTACCGCTTTGAAAAATCAATTTGGCTTACCAGAATTGAATATTAGTGCTAAGGACGTTGCTCGTTTTGAAAAGTGTATTTATTGAATGGAAAGAACACCCTATTTATAGTAACTATCTCATTCAAAACGGTGGACTTGTTAAAAGTAAGAAAACTGGTAAAGTCTTAAAAACAAGAAAAGATAAGGGAGGACGTGAAAGAGTTAACTTATCACAAAACGGGATATGTAAAACAGTCTATATTTATAGACTAGTGGCGGAAACCTTTATACCAAATCCCCACAATTATAATACTGTTCACCACATTGATCATGACAAGACCAACAACGCTTGGTACAATTTGGAATGGTGTGACTTTTCAACAAATTTGCTATACGAAAAAAAGGGCTTGTTTTAGAACAAGTCCTTTTGATTGTGTCTTTTAAAACTGTTATATTCTTCGATTAGATCACGAATGTTATTATTTTCTGGTACCTCTTGATTTTGAATAACTTCATTAGTTCCAATAGCTCCGAAAGGTGTTTCAACATATAACAGTTCGTTTGAGCTTTGGTTAGCTATTTCTTCTCTAATTCTTGACTTGATTTTATCAAGTTCTTTTTCATTTTGTAATAGATAGCTATCAAAGTATGAAAAGCCTTTCTCCAGTTTGGCAGACGTGTTATAAATGGAAATAGTGTTATATTCGTTTCTAATAGAACGGGTAGCGGGAACAATAGTACCATCTGAAAAATAACACTTAACGAAGAAGTCAAAGTCATCATGAGAATGCTTTATCCATTCTTTGATTAGGGATTTTGAGACACCACCACAACGAACAACAATGCCGTTATCATAAAGACAATATTTTTTATGGTTAAAAGCATAAAATTTTGTGATATTCTCATGTTCAATATCCCAACCTCCTAGGTTCATTTTGTGAAACATTGATTTAGGGAACTTAGCAAGAGCACGTTTATCCATGTAAAGGCTATCGGTGTCGGCATACCAGAAATAGTCGTCTATTTCTGATGGTAGTAGATATTGTAGTGGTGATAAAAGGTTATGAAAAGCAAAAGCAGTTACACCCGCTGAGAAAACAATATTTCTTTCTTTATTTGTAAAACCGTCCTTGACGTTTTCAAAGTCATTTCCGACACGTTTGAAAATATCAAAGTGTATTCTAAGGGCAGGTACACCGTAGATACCATTTAACAACACTTTAGAACCCTGTACCATTTCATCAGAGAAATTATATTTAGATGGTTTAGGTTCATCAGTCATTTCAATGTTTAAAGGGTCAATAGTGTCAATCTCACATGTTAGCTTGTTTTTCATTTTACCTTGGGTTTTAATAAAATAGTTTCTTGCAATAACGTCACGAGCGCCAAAATATTCACATTGGAATGTTGCTGAGCTTTCAACAGGAAGGGAATTGAAATATTGTTTAGTTATTTTAGAGAGTAGTCTTAATAGTACGGTGTTATAGTATACTAGACCGTTCTTAGAGTTATAGTATTTAACAATAGCGTTTCTTAACACTTTACTTTCGATTTTAGAAAGTATATATTTATTAGCATTTTCAATTGTCATTGTGAAAAACGACATAATATCATTGTTGTTATAATCGTAATTTGTAATTGATTTTTTTTCGTTTAACGCAATTAAATAAGTTGGTAATTTTTCTTTATACATAACAGTTGGATAAGAACTATTTAAGTCAATTGAAAACCCGTCTTTATTTAGGATTTTACCAATGTAATTATCATTATAAAGATTTAGACCGCCTTTATAGAACGAACGGAAATAGTCAAACCCTGACATACCACAAATTTGGTAATCGTTTAATTTTAAATGAGAGAAGCGCCCATCTGTTTTTAACAGCTGAAATTCAGCAAGCTTGTTGTATTTTGAATACTCTTCTTTAATATTTTGGGTGAAAGTCATTTTTGAAAAGTCAAAACCATAAAACAAAGTTTTATAGTGTTTAACCCCTAGAGCCAATATAATGACGTCATTTCTTATATATATCAATTGCTTTTCGTTAAGACTTTCAAAACAACGTTTAACATATGTTTTGACTGACCCTCTATCAACGTCCTCTTCTTTGTCAAAACAATCGTAATCAAAGTCTGTTTTAAGGTATTCCTCAGTGATTAAATTATTGTTTAGTAGCATTTTACCAAGAACCGCTATCGAAGTGTTCATTTTTTTAAAAGAATCAATAAATTCAACACGTCTACCGTGTACAAAAGCTTTTACGGATACATTATTAGACGATTTTACACGACTTTCTAATACTAAGCCGTGTTTTTTTTCTTCGGTATCAATAGTTGACATTTTTCTTGTACGTTCGTTAGCTATGTTGTTAGCATTTTTATTGTGTTCTGTATAAACAGGTAAATTATAATAACTTTGCATTTCTTCTATAAAGAAATGATTGTCAAATTTCTCACCGTTGTGAAATACCATATCAAAAGAGAGAGATTTTCTGATTTTCTTTTCTTTAACTTTTTCAAAAAAGTCATAGAAATTGTTAAAGACGGCTACTTTTGGAAAGTCGCCATCATCAAAATAAGCAATTGCAAGAGAATAAGTAAAGGAATGGTATTTTGTTGGGTGTTCCATCCCCTCATTTTTATTACAAGTAAAAGTCTCTATATCAGCATACAGAGAGACTTTCTTTCCTTTAAATTTCTTTAAAAAGTCAAGTAGGTCATTTTGATTAAGCATGATAAGAGACTCCTTTATTTATTCATATTTTTTAGCTAGTGCTTTAAGGAAATTGTTTTCCTTAATTTTTGTGTAGGTTTCTTCGGTACTTACTTCGGATGCTGACGGGATAAGCTTAAACAAGTTTAATTGCATAAGCATGTTATCTCGTTCCATGTAAGATTTTGAAAAGCTATCTTTGTAAAGAAACATACCTTTTTCATGTTTCTTGATAAAACTTTGTTTATAATATTTATCGTTTAAATACTGACTTTTTTCAGTTTCATCAACGAGGTTAATACAATACTGTTCAGTATTGTCTGTTCTTTCAATTGATAATACTATGTTATCATTTTTTGACACAATATGCAACATTAATTTATCATCTAATTTAACTTTCACTGATTTAGCATGATTGTAAATATTGAAATATGTTTCTTCCGAAACTAACTTGTGATTTGAAAATTGAAATTCACCTGTAACGTCACTATCATCCGCATCAGGAAAGGCACGCAAGTTCTTACCGTCATTACGTGAATCATTCCGCCTTAACTCCAATAAAACATTATCATATTGCTTAATAGTGTTAATTTCTTGTGTTTGTAGTTTGTTATATATTTTAAGTGATGGTAGTAGTGGGCTATCAAAGTTGACTGGGTTGGCTAGGTATATCATTTTTGGTGTTGTGATATATGGTCGGTTTTTAACACGGTCAATTGATTTATAGATTGTTCGAATTTTCTCGTATTCATTCTTACAATAATCATCTGGTAATGTTAGAAATTCATCATATAACATGATAGGAAAGTTCTTAAGAACTGCTGATGATTGTTTCAAGTCCGAAGCGTTGTTAATATCGGTAATTAAGAACACGTCTTTATCACCAATTGAAATGATTAAGTAATCAGAGGTAGAGCGGTAGTGGTAGTCTGTAGAGAAGTTACACCATCCAATGGTTTGTAAAATATCTTCCACAAGCTCCCTCATTTTGTCTTGTAAAGTAAAGTGGCGAACTAATAGTGTACACCCCATATTTAAATGGTAGCAAAGGTAACCAACTGCTGAAATATAGTTAAATGACTTACCATCACCACGAGAAGTTATAGACATATAGTGGTCAAGTTCGTTATTACATAGTTCATCTAGTAATTCTAGTTGGTTAAATTCTTTAGGTAAGTATTTATCTTTGTATTCTTTTAGATAATAAGCGTATTCCTCTTTTTCAGTTGCAAAAAGTGAAACGGCTTTTTGTTTTAGCGTTTTAGGTAATGTTTTCTTTTTAGCCATAAAAATAAAGGGAGGCTATTTGCCTCCCGTCACCTCCTTAGAATGGAAAATCTGTTTCTGTTTCATCTGATTTAGTTCGTTTTTGATATTGTTCCACTTCTAGAATAGTAAAGTTAATGTATCCTTTTTGAGCAGGAGAAGCAATACCAGAAATTTTAACAAGTTCTTTATTTAAAAATGGTTTAACGTGTTGTGCTAGTTTAGCAGGGATAAGACCATTGAAATATTGTTTCTCGTATTCGCCGTCTTTATTTTTTTGAGTAGAGGTGAATGATACTGTAATCGCACCTGATTTTAGTACTTTGTTGTACTCTTTGTTAAAGTTGATGAATCCGATTGTATTAAATTGTAATGCCATGTGTTTGGCTCCTTTCATATTTATGTATTAATTATATAATAGTTAGGTGTTGTTGTCAAGAGAAAACGTTAAAAAAATCATAATTTTTTGAGCACATTTTTTGTAGATAGTTAAAGTAGCGAATAGCATCTTTGTAATTTCTAAAGTAATATTCAATACGAATATCACCATAGTGTACAAGAGCACCAGTACTAGAATTTTCACATGTACAGTATTCATGCGGATTTTTAAAGAATGGCGCTTCTTTGAGTGGTTTATCTAATAAAACAATATTACTTTTATTGTTTACTGATACTCTATAATGTGTTGTGTGTGTCAATATTCCCTAGCTCCTTCCAAAACCATCATCGATTGATTTCATTTTATAAAAATTCATTATAATTCCTCCATTTCAATTAATAAAACTCTTTCATCCTCTAAAATTCTATCATACATAATCTTTGCCGAATAATATGATTTACATACTATTGATTTTTCATCAACATATCCATTATCTAACTGTATATACCATGAAATTAAATATTTTTTCTTCATTATCTTAGCTCCAAATCGTTATAATAGACAATAACAAATGGGTTGTTTGTAGCACGTCTATCTTTTCCTTTTGAGTATTTTTTAGTGATTTTTTCTAGTTGTTTTGTGAGACGTTTAATAGCAATATCAAGAGAACGAGTGCTTTGTATGTCACGTTGATAGAAGTATTTTGTCATGACGTGACGTGTAATGTTATCAACTCGTTCAGGGTCACGGTATCTAGCACGGTCATAGTTAAAGTATTCTTGAATGTTAGATACTGTTTGTGTGAACTTGGGTGATTGAATATATTTTACGTCATCCTCTGTAAGGTTTGTTAGATTGACGATATTAGGTTTTGTGATAACGAAAGCTAGTCTATTTAGATTGCGTTCGGCTAGGTATATCATTTTTTCATTCTTTGGGTGATTAGGGTCAAATAATGTTGTTTTGATAGACATTGTAGAGCGGAATGTATTTCTGGGAGTGAAAGCACCAGTTTTCATTGCTCTCTTTTTAGCTAGTTTCTTTCGTTGACGTTTGTTCATTTTTCTAATGGTTCCTTATCTAAATAAGCTTTAATAACATCTATAAAATAGTAAATAACACCACAGATTAAAAATCTTACTCTTTTATCTTTGTCATAGTAAACAATCATTGGGAATGCTAAATAAATTATAATTAATAAATAAAGACTTGTCATTTTTTTACCCTTTCAATTTCAAAGTTGATATAGTCTTTAGCTTTTTCTAAGTCTGATAAAATATTTTCGCCTTGTTTCTTACCCGCACGGCAAACATATTTTACAACGTTACCAAGGTTAAAGTTAAGTTCTTGAGCGTTGATAAGGTCAATAGGTTGTATAGAACCTTGATAGTGAGTAGGAGTGGAAGAGATGAATGGTTGTTGTTTGTCATACCTATCAGCAATTTCTTTCATTTTTTTGGTTTTGGTAGGATGTTGTTCTAAACCATCAATAATATCAATAGCATATTTTAATCCAGTATTATAGCCATCTTGCCAAGAGCCTAGGTTAGGTGAATAAAAATAAATTGCTTTAAGTTTTTTGATAATTTCTTGTTTGTTAATTGTTGTTTGTTCGTTAAGGTCTTCAGCTAAATGGATAGCACGTTTAATAGCAATGTTATAAATAATATCAAGGTCACTTCCCTCTAGCTCAGATGGTTCTTCCAAGATTTTGTTTAGCTTGTTAATTAGTTCTTGTTTGTTCATTTTAGTCTCCTTTAAAACTCACTATGATATCTTTAACAATATCAATTGTTATTTCTAAGCACATTGTTGTGAATAATAATAACAATGACATTAAGCAAATAACTAACATAAATTCAATCATTGATGTGCTCCTTAATAGCTTTTTCAATGCTCATTTTTTTTTTTTTTTTACTA